CATATTAATTTCTGTAGGTGGTGGACTTCCGTCAACTGGTCTAAAGTGTTGACTTTCACCACCAGGACCGTATGTTACGCTCATGTCTGTAAGTACACATTGACCTGTAAATGGGTACCATTGATTTTCTACGCCTTGAAACATATAATAGATTTCAAACTCACTAGGGAATATCAAGTGTCTACCAACTGATTGGTTTTGTACTCTTTCAGGTAACATATGAAACTTAAATAGTTTGATAATATTATCTACTGTACGCACTTCGCTTTCACTTCTTGGTGTAAATCTAAAACTGTAGTTGAATGAACGTAAATCAACTGATTGGAATATTGCTTCTATTGCCGGGTTCAATGCTTTCTGTTGACCTTTTCTTAATACACCTTGTAAATCACCACCACCAATTAAGTCAGCACCACCAGCAGCTAATTTCATAGTCAACGTATCTGTTAACGCACTCATAATTGTATTGAATGTACCTGTATTACCAAGTTGTTTTAACATACCGTCAACACTTGTTGCTTCTGCAAGTTGTTGACCAAGTACACCTGCAAGACCTGTTTCTGAATTTTTATAATTTGCTTTGTAATCTGATTTAAAGTTAGGTGGCATGTACAATGATATAACATCACTAGTACGTTTTAATCTACCACTTCTTTTTAATGCGCCAGACATAGAGATAGTTTTATCTCTTTGTGCAAGTTCAGCACCTTTTAAAGGTTGACTTGTTTTAGCAGATGATGTAATACCATCTTGCTTTTTATGTTTTTTTGTAATCTGTTGTTTTGTTTGAACACCATGTACATTTTCTCTTGTGACTTCGCTTGTTTCTGTTTGTGGTCCTGCATATTTACTCTTTGCAACTTCGTAAATGTAAAACATGATATAGTGACCAAATTCTGCTGTACCTAAATCATCTGGATATTGTACTGTACCAAATGAGTATGGATTCTTTTCTGTATCTAAATGAGCAGTAGAACTATTCTTTTTTGTTTTTCTGGACAGGTCTACACCTGCAGCTGCTGTCGCTTTAGATGAACCACCTAATACGCCGCCAAATAATCTACTTCTTAATTGTTGTGCAAAGCTTGTCATAATACTATTTATCTGTTATAATGGCGAAACTGTTGACCAATGTTTTAAAACATCTTCCGTAATAATCACAAACTTATAACCTTTCTTTTTACAGTATATCTCAGCACTATCCCACTTCGCCTTGTTAAGTATGTACTGCTCAGTTGTATATTTCCAGTCTTTTGTTACACGTTTAGGTTTCTTAGGTGCTTGTGTGTACTTTTTAGGCTTGATTTCTAACACGGATTCTGATATAATACCTTCTTTGTTCTTATATTTGATATAAACATCAGGAAAGTACCTGTGTATTCTTCTATCAAAAGGACTACGATAAGGTATGAAAAACTCCTCACTTGACCATTTAAGTATTGCTGGATTTAAGTCACAATACTTGAATACAGTCTTTTCCCAACTACTTCTAAAGATAATATTTGTAGGGTCACCTTTGTATTTCTCTGGATTATATGGTCTATACTTGTTCTTTACTGCCATCTTATGAACATACTTACCTATCTTCTTCTTTCGCTTAATCATATCCTTATTTAGATATAAATAGTAACATGGCAACAAAAGTATTTGAACCTATAAGAAATCTGGCAGGTGATAGAGATAAATCACTTCAATGGTATCGTGGTAAAGTTAAGTCTCTTATGGACACAATAACAAAGAATAAACTTATGAAAGGTAGACTATATGCAAGTCCACAATTCAGAGGTCTAAACTTCTTTCGTTACAATCCAAAGTACAAAGAAATATTACCTTACTATGATATGTTTCCTCTTGTGTTACCTATACAACCAGCGTCAGGTGGATTTCTAGGTATTAATTTTCATTACTTGCCAATACCGTTAAGAATGAAATTATTTGAAACATTAGAAAAGAAAGACTTTAAAGGTGATTATAGAGCACTTAAAAATGTAAGAGAGATTAAACCTACAATCAAACATTATTTAAGAGGTCAACTTGCTAGTAAATTTTTAAGACTAGATGAAGATGAATACGCACCATCTATATTTTTACCTGTACAAGACTTTAGAAAAGCAGGCGTAAGTACGGTACATAGCGCCTCAAGGAGAATGATATAATGGATAGAGATAGAACAAAACAATTAACTGCTCATAGACTAGAAGTGAGTAGAAAGAAACAAGAATTAAATTTAACAAAAAATCTACGAAACGAAGTAGAGATTGGTGCCAATGGTACACAGAAATATGTTATCAAAGAAGGTATCAATAAAGGGAAAGTATTAGGGAAATAATGGCAATTTTCAGACAAGGTAAAAGAATAGGACCTTTTGATATAAGATTAGGTCTGCCACGTGGTAGAGAATACGATAACATACCTGGTGATCCTAGATTAAAGAGTAGAGCAAATCCTGAAACTACAATCAATCGTTTCAGAGGTGCCTTATCTAAAGGTGAGGGTGTTGCTCGTAATACTAGATTTTTAATCAATGTTACATTACCGTCTGGAGATATTATACAAGGTCTGATTAATGAGGCAAGTAACCAAGAAAAAGAAAATGTTATTTCAGAAACAGCAGTAGGTCCTGCAGGTAGACACGGTACTAACGTTGACATGGCAAAAGAAGTTGCGTTAATGTGTGAAACTGTTACTATGCCTGCTAGAACATTTACTACTAACCCATATCGTATTGCAGGAGCACCTTATAAGTATCCTGTACAAGTGTTGTATGGTGATGTACAAATGACATTTATAGGTGACAAGTTTTTAAGATTAAGAAACTTCTTTGAAATGTGGCAACAACAAGTGTATGATAATCAAACAGGAATGTTTAATTTTTATAAAGAGTACACAGGTAACGTTGACATATTCCAACTAGGTTCTTTTGATGAAGCAAATGATAGAGATATGGCAACATACGGTGTAAGATTAAGAGAAGCATTCCCTGCTCAGATTGGTGAGATACAATATGATAGTGGTGCAATGAACCAATATGTTAAGATTAATGTTACATTTGCATATAGAGATTGGTTAAACTTTGATTTAGATGTGGACTCAACTGGTAAAGTTGGTGGTCTATCATCTGGTGAGGTGAAACCTGGTCAAGGTGGGTTCTTACAAGGACTTCCACCTGAATTAAGACGAACAGGTAGAGACGTTATCAACGGATTAAAACGTTCTATCCCAATTGGTAAAGTATTTGGTGGTAAAATATTCCCGCCACTTACTTTTTAATTATTATATAAAGGAGATATATTATGGCTTTACCAAAGCTGAATACACAACAATATGAGTTGACTATACCAAGCTCAGATGAAAAGATAAAGTTTAGACCTTTTCTTGTCAAGGAGGAAAAAATTCTTCTACAAGGACAAGAAGGTGGTGATGACGAAATGATTAATGCATTGAAACAAATAGTTTCTAACTGTACATTCAATAAAGTTGATATAAACAAACTTCCATCATTTGATATAGAATACATTTTCTTACAGATAAGAGCAAAGTCTGTAGGTGAAAAAATAAAATTAAATGTACCTTTTCCAGGTGACGTAGATACAAAAGTCCCTGCTACGGTAGATTTAACAACAATACAAGTTGAAATGGATAAAGACCATGTCAACAAAGTTCAACTAAACGAAAACGTGTCTGTGATAATGAGTTACCCAACTCTATCAACATATGCAGGTAAAAATTTAAAAGATATATCTGCTGATGACGCTATTGGTTTAGTAAGTGATTGTGTCTACCAAATTATAGACGGTGTTGAAACACATGAAGCAGTAGACCTAAAGAAAGAAGAAATTGATGATTTTGTAAACAATCTTACACAAGAACAGTTTGCTAAAATACAACAATTCTTTGTTACTATGCCTAGATTAAAACATATTGTCAATTTAACACACCCTAAAACTAAGAAAAAAGGTAAAGTTGTGTTAGAGGGTTTACAAAGTTTTTTTTAATATGCCTGTCTCATATTGATTTAGAAACTTATTATGATTTAATATTTAAGATGACAATATTTAAAAGTTTTGTCACACTAACTGAACTTGAAAATATGTTGCCTTATGAGCGTGAAATCTATCTTGCTTTATTGAATGAACACATAAAGGAAGAAAATAAAAAGATGAGAGAGGCGAACAAGAAATAAAGGAATAAAAATGGCTGAAGAAGAAAAGAAGATAATAGTACAACCACACCCAGCAGATACAAATGGTGATGGTAAAGTATCTAATGAAGAACATAAAATGCATTTAGAGTTTAAACGTAAAGAGTTAGAAGACGCTGATGCTATGAGAGACGCTCAAAGAACTATGGCATGGTACTCACTATATGGTATGTTAATGTATCCTGTAGCAGTAATTCTTGCCAATGTGGCAGGACTAGAGCAAGGCGCAAAAATACTAGGCGACATGGCAGGTGTATATTTCATCGCTGTTGCTGGTATCGTAGCGGCATTCTTTGGTGCTCAAGCAATAGGTAAAAAGAAATAGACTATGGCAACTTTTAAAGATGTAATCAATAAACTACTAAAACTGCTTGCGTTCATTGTTTTTTCTTTACTTTTCAAAAAATCTATTTTTTCTTCAATTGACCCTTTC